GATTTTGATGTAGCAGATTCATTTGGAATTGCTCATTATGCAAATAAGGTACTTACAGAACGATGAAATTCTATCAAAGTAAAGAGTGGCTGTATAGAAGGTATGTTGTTCAAAAGAAAACAGTTACAGAGATAGGCAAAGAGTGTGGAGTATCTGCTATGACTATACAAAGATACCTAGAGCAGTTTGGACTAATTAAAAAAAGATGATACAAGAATTTAATAAATTTTGTGAAAAGATGGAAAGCTATGCTCAAATACGGCAGGACCTGTTTGTTTTATTTGCCCTAGGGAAAACCCCAGGGTACTTTGTTGAGTTTGGTGCATGTGATGGAGTCTACCTTTCAAATACTTTTCTTCTAGAAACTTATTACGGATGGAAAGGCTTGCTCGTAGAGCCTTCAAAACATTATAATAAAATTCTTAAAACAAAAAGATCTGCTGAAATAGACACACTTTGCGTGGCTGACAAGACTGGTAGAACTGTAAAGTTTTTAGAAATTCCAGATCTTCAAGGTCTTTCTGGTATAGAGGAGTTTGCGTACTTCGATGCACATACTGAAATTAGAAAAGAGATGGGCTTTGAATATGATGTTAATACAATATCTTTAAATGATTTGTTAAATAAGTACAATTGCCCAGAAACAATTGACTACATTTCTATTGACACAGAAGGATCAGAGCTTTCAATTTTAGAAGAGTATGATTTTTCTAGAAAATTTAAAGTAGTAACTGTTGAGCATAATGAAACTATTAATCGTGGGCCAATAGAAAAATTGTTTAGAGACCAGGGCTATATTCAAGTTATGCCAGAAGAATCTAAGTGGGACGCATGGTTTTTATCTAAAGATATTTATGATGCTTTAATTGAAAGGATGTCAAAATAATGAACATAGTATACACAGGAGGAACATTTGACCTATTTCATTCTGGCCATGTTAATCTTTTAAAGCGATGCAGAGAGGTTGCTGGCCCAGATGGATTAGTTGTTGCCTCACTAAATACAGATGACTTTATCTGGCAATTTAAAAACAAGAAGCCAATCTGTAGCGAAGAAGAAAGAGCTGAAGTTTTATTGGCATGCAGGTATGTAGATAGAGTTGTTATGAATGTAGGTGGAGCTGATTCAAGAATTGCAATAGACCAAGTTCAACCAAATTATATAGTTGTTGGCTCAGACTGGGCAGAAAAAAATTATCATGCACAAATGGGGTTTGATCAAAAATGGCTAGATGACAGAGGCATAGGTTTAGTTTATGTTCCATACACAAAAACAATATCTTCTACAGCAATAAGAGGAAGAATGCAATGAAGTCATTTGCCTATGTTGTATGCTGGGATGATGTTCACTATAATGTTGTAGATAATATAGAGAAGCAGCTTATTGACTATGGCCAACCACATAAAATTATAAACTCTGGAAAAATGGAACGTAACCATTGGGATAATGTTGGAGACATAAGATACTTTAAGCAATTTTACAAAGCATTAAAAGAGTTTGATATGTCTAATGACTTTATGATATTTATATGTGGAGATGTTAGCTATGATAATTGGGCTGGACATTTAGATCGAGCAAAACAGGTGCTAACAAGATATAAAAACATCCACGTATATGCACCACACTTTACAAACGATCCGTGGTTTGAAGGCGCAACAAGCCTTGGAGCATTTGATACAGATAAAAATTTATTGATTTCAACTAACACAAACGGCATCATGTATTATTTACACAGAGATATTGTTATACAAATGCTGGAGTATTTTGATTATTTGTATGAGAATACTAAATTGGAAGGTATGGTTTCTGGCTGGGGCATAGACTTAGTTTGGTCAACTTTTGCAGTAATGAATAATAAGGTTGTTGTTAGAGATAAAGAGCATGTCATACATCATCCAAAGGGAAGCAGTTATGATCACGGACAAGCTTCTCATGAAACCAGCATAGTATTTGAAAACTTTAATTCATTTTGTAAGAAGAATAAAATAGATGTAGACAGAGCAGAGCATATTAAATCAAGCATATATAAAAGAATGGGTAGAGATGAATCTATAACTGTAGAATCATTTTACGGTCCAGATTTTAAAGTATTAGACAAAAGAGAAATAAACTATCATATTATACATATAGATGATGAAAGAAAAACAAATAGAGATCATGTAGACGAAGTTTTAAATTCCAACAAAGTTTATATACCTTCATTAAATGCTAAAGATCCACTAGCCTTAGAAGAATTTAAAGGAAAATATCCAGAAGTAAACCCAGGATGGAATCAGCCAAAAGTAGGAGAGTTTGGAAACTTCTCTAGCCACTACCTTGCTTGGAAATATCTTGCAGATAGCAATTTAGAAAACCTATTGGTATTTGAAGATGACGTACTGATAGAGCTAAACTTTATTGAAAAATATAATATGGCTATGGATAATGTTCCAGACGACTACGACATACTAAGTATATTTGTTCATACAAATCAGTACGATAGGTTTGACAAGGCTCATGAAATTAGTTATTATATAGCAAAGGGTTACCAAGACTGGTCCACCCTCTGCTATGTTATTTCAAAGCAAGGTGCTAAAAAATTAACTGAATATGTAAAGCAATATGGAATGACTAGGCCAACCGATTGGTTTATATTTAGAGGTGGCAACGAAGGCTTGTTTAACGTATATACACTGCCACCACATTTTAGAAGTCCAGTATCAATTGATACTAGATATGAATCGCAAGTACAATAGGGAGAATAATGGCGGGAACAGATTATCCAAACAAAGATAGCTATCAGGCATGGGTAACAGACTTACAACTAATTGCAACTGATGCACCTTCAGGACATAAAATCATTAGAGAGTGTCTTGATATGGCTGAGATGCTTATTAATAAAAATATATCATACGGAGACTCAGCTTTGAGTCCAATTCGTATATTTTCACAGGCGGATAATCAGGAGCAAATTAAAATTAGAATTGATGATAAGATTAATCGTATTAAGAATGGCTCAGGCTTTGCAGGAGATAATGATATTGACGATATGATTGGTTATTTAATCTTACTTAAAATTGCTAAGAAACTTGCTATTTCAGTCGACTAGAAGTATAATTAAGTAATATGGAAATTGAATTAGCAGATCATTATGATCGCATGAATAAAGTAGTTGAAGAGCTACTAAAGGGAAATAATCCCACAGCCATCGCAACTCTGACTGGCTTCAAGCGTGCAGAGGTTATTGAGCTTATTGATGAATGGAAATCGGTTGTTCACAACGATAACTCCTCAAGAGAACGTGCTAAGGAAGCAATCTCTGGCGCAGACCAACACTACGCAATGCTCATTAAAGAGGCCTGGAAGACCGTAGAGGACGCAGATCAGTCTGGTCAGCTAAATGTTAAGGCCAATGCTCTAAAGCTTATCTCAGACATTGAGACCAAAAGAATTGGTATGCTGCAGCAAGTAGGCTTGCTGGATAACGCAGAGCTTGCAGGTCAAATTGCAGATACAGAGCGCAAGCAAGACATCCTCGTGAGAATATTAAAAGAAGTAACATCAACATGCCCCAAGTGCAAGATGGATGTCGCAAAGAGACTTTCACAAATTACTGGGGTGGTAGAGTCAGTTGTAATTGAGGACGCAGATGTCGTTTGATTTTTCAGATCTAATTGACATGCTTGACGGAGAAGAATTTGACGAGAAGCCTGTTGATTTAAGAACATTTGTGAATGGCCCAGAGTATCTTGGTCTTCCGCCTTTGTCTGAATTTCAATACACATTAATTGAAAAAAGTTCTCAAATTTATAAAGAAGCAACCCTTATTAAATTATTTGGTGAAGAAGAAGGAAGAATCCGATCAAAGCAAACAGCAAATGAAGTTGTTGCTCAACTAGGAAAAGGTTCTGGAAAAGATTACTGCTCAACTATTGCTGTAGCATATATAGTTTATTTATTATTGTGCTTAAAAGATCCAGCAACATATTATGGAAAGCCTCCTGGAGACAGCATAGATATTATTAATATTGCTATTAACTCACAGCAGGCCAATAACGTTTTCTTTAAAGGGTTTAAAACAAGAATAGACAAGTCACCTTGGTTTGTTGGAAGATACAATGCCAAGGCTTCTGAAATTCAATTTGATAAGGCTATTACAGTTCACTCTGGTCACTCAGAGCGTGAGGCTTGGGAAGGCTATAACGTAATCGTTGTAATCCTTGATGAAATCTCAGGATTTAGTATTGAAAATACAACTGGACATGAGCAAGCAAAGACTGGCTCTGCAATATATGATATGTATAGAGCATCAGTTGACTCCCGTTTCCCAGACTTTGGCAAGGTTATTCTGCTTTCATTTCCAAGATATAAGAATGACTATATACAGCAACGCTATGATGCAGTAGTAGCTGAAAAAGAAACAATTATTCGTGAGCATAAATTTAAAATGTATGAAGAACTTCCAGACGGAACAGAGGGCAACGAGTTTGAGATTCAGTGGGAAGAAGATCATATCATTTCATATAAAATTCCAAAGGTGTACGCATTAAGAAGGCCTACCTGGGAGATTAATCCAGTTAGAAGTATTGATGATTTTAAGACAGCATTTTATACAAATCCCACTGATGCTCTTTCAAGATTTGCTTGCATGCCACCAGAAGCTATTGATGCATTTTTTAAATCAAGAGAGAAGGTTGAAAAGGCATTTAATGTTGGCGCACAGGCAGTAGATAATTTTGGAAGACTAGAAGAGTGGTTTGTACCAGATCCAGATAAACTTTATTTCTTACACGTAGACCTTGCACAAAAGCATGACCATTGTGCCGTAGCAATGTCTCATGTTCAAAAGTGGGTCAACGTAAAGGTAACAGATACATACTCACAGCCAGCGCCGATCATTGAAGTTGACGCAGTTAGATATTGGACACCAACAAAAGATAAGTCTGTAGATTTTACTGAAGTAAAAGATTATATTCTTTCTCTTAGATCTAGAGGATTTAATATAAAGGTTTGTACATTTGACCGATGGAACTCTCATGACATGATGCAGCAGCTTAAGCAATATGGAGTTAATACGGAGATTTTGTCCGTAGCTAAAAAACACTATGATGATATGGCAATGGTTGTGGCGGAAGAAAGATTAAGAGGACCAGCAATACCACTACTTATTGATGAGTTATTACAGCTTAAAATAATGAGAGACAGAGTAGACCACCCAAGAAAAGGTTCTAAGGACTTAGCGGATGCTGTATGCGGATCAATATTTAATGCAATTAGCCGAACACGTTTTGCAAATAATGAAGAAGTAAATATACACACATATGAATCAATGTCGTTTGAACAAGATTTTGGAAAACCAAAAGAAGAAGAGTCAGTCATGAATATGATTAGGGCGCCAAGAATGCCAGACAGTTTAGCTAGTGAAATAGAGAGAATGACTATACTATGAGCATATATCAAGAAAAAGCCAAAGAGTGTAAGTTGGAAATCATTAGGTGCTAGACCATCTGGTAATATAAGAAAACATTTTTCTGATTATGTTCAACAGCTAGTTGAAACAACTATTGACAAAAATGAAGATGGCACGTTACAATAAACACTTGGCACCAGTAGCCAAGTTGGTCAAGGCCCCGAACTCATAATTCGGCTATCGTAGGTTCAAGTCCTACCTGGTGTACAAGAAAGGTAACAATGGAAAATTTTGATTCAGAAGATGGCGATATGCTAGATTACTATATACAGATTGGTGCCATAGAGGTTGCTGGCATATCAGAAGATGGCGAGTTTATATTTGGTATAACAGACATAGCTAAAGATGTTGCCCCAGATTTATGGGAGGCTCATCAAAACCATGTTGACGAATCTATGTTACAGTTATATGATATGGGATTAATTAATATTACATATGATGAAGATTTAAACGCTACCTTTGAGTTAACAGAAGAAGGTAAAGAAGTATCAAAGCAATTTGGGTTAATCCAAATGGATGATCCAGAAATACCAAATAACTAGGAGGATAAAATGCCTTGGCAAATTAAACAAAATGCTGCAGGATGCAGCGGATACGCTGTA